ATCTAGAAAAGCTAGACCAGTGGAAGGTGACTTAATATATTTTGATAGAACAAAATCCTTATTTGAAATTAAGTATGTAGATTTTCAAAATCCGTTTTATCAAGCAAATCAAATTTATGTATTTAAATTAACTTGTGAACTGTTCGAGTACAGCTCAGAAGATTTAGACACAGGTATTGCAACAATAGATGCGATAGAAACAAAATACTCTCAAGATATGTTAGAGTATCAATTTAAAAAGGAAGATGGCGGTTTGTTCTTAAAAGAAGATAGTGGTAGTTTAATTACAGAGGCATACCAAACATCTGTATCAGAGCCAATTGATAATGCAGACTTTGATAACTTATTAACACTAGAAGGTATACTAGACTTTAGCGAGTCTAATCCGTTTGGTGAGATAGGAGGCTCGTAATGTTTAAAGATAAAACATTTTATCACAGTCATATAAGAAAAGCTATCATAGCTTTTGGAACAATATTCAATGATATAAACATTGAAAGAAAGAATTCAGCAGGTGCAATAGCACAAACATTAAGAGTGCCTTTAGCGTACTCTACAAAACAAAAGTTTTTAACTAGGATTGCCAGAGTACCAGATACAAGTACAAGAGGGGAAGTAGCACTTACTTTACCTAGAATGGGATTTGAAATAAATGGTTTAAACTACGATCCAGGTAGAAAGGTAGCTCCTATAAATAGAACGAGAGTAGTAGGAACGGGAGACGATACTAGTACAGTTAGATCTGTATTTGCTTCTGCTCCATGGAACATGGATTTAGCATTATATATATTTGCGAAGAACCAAAATGATGGATTAAATATAATAGAACAAGTACTTCCTTATTTTAATCCTGACTTTAATGTAACAATAAACGATCTCCCAGAAATGGGAATAAAAAGAGACATAAAAATAACTTTAGATAATGTTAATTATGAAGACGAGTATGAAGGCGAGTTTGCAAACAGAATAAGTGTAATATGGACTTTGAATTTTACAATGAGGCTTAATTTCTACAGCCATGTAGCTAATGTAGATGTTATTAAACAAGCAGTAATAGATGCATATAATGATCCAGAATTATCACTAGATAAAGTAGCACTCTCAAGCGGAAGAGCAAGGGTTAAAGCAACAGTTGATCCTCAATCTGCCACACCAGCCGATGAATATAAGTTCTTGGAGGAATTTGATGAAGCATTCGAAACATAGCGGGTTTGAAGAATTAGATAAGAGCTTTAATACAAAAGAAATAACAAAAGCTTTAGAAACTAATCTTAGAAAAACCGAAGAAGAGAGAAAACTCCCAGCAGTAGACATGTCAGAAGAAGACAAAGACATTCTACATGCCAAACAACAAGAAGAAGACTTACAATACGCTAGGAGTATGCTTAAACAGGCAGAGGCATTTAATGCTGAGGCAATAGAAGGCATATTACACATAGCAAGAAACTCAGACCAACCTAGAGCATACGAAGTAGCAGGTGGATTAATTAAAAATTTACAAGATAATGCTAAAGACATGTTAGATGTACACGAAAGACAAAAAAGAATAACAGATGACGGCACTAAGGGTAAGGGTAATATAAAAACACAGAACAACATGTTCGTAGGTAGTACAAAGGAATTACTACAAGCATTAAAAGGCGAACAAGCCAAGTTAATAGAAGGTGAAGTGGACGATGGCTAGGCCCGAAGTCACTTCATATCATGGCAATCCTAATCTTAAACCATTAGCATATCAGCACGACTTTACTCAACAAGAGATAGCGGAGTATGTTAAATGCCAAAACGATCCTAAATATTTTATAGAAAACTATGTAAAAATTGTTACACTAGATCAAGGATTACAACCATTTAAATTATTCGATTGTCAAAAAGGCAAAGTAGATCTCATTATGAATGAGAGAAAAGTAATTTTAATGGAAGGTAGACAGCAAGGTAAAACAGTAACAGCAGCTGCGTGTATATTACACTATACAATATTCCAAGAAGATAAAACAGTAGCTATCATGGCTAACAAAGCCTCAGCTGCGAGGGAAGTATTAAACAGATATCAAATAATGTATGAGAACTTACCTTTGTGGATGCAACAAGGTGTTAGAGTATGGAATAAGGGTGATGTAGAATTAGAGAACAATAGTAAAGTACTCTCAGCAGCTACAACAGCATCCGCCATTCGTGGTAAATCAGTTAACTGGTTGTACATTGATGAGGCAGCAATCATACCTAACAACATAGCAGACGAGTTTTTTACTTCTGTTTATCCTACAATCTCAGCTGGAGAAACAACAAAGATCCTACTTACATCCACACCACTAGGTTACAATCACTTCTGGAAGTTCTGGAATGAGGCAGAGAAAAAACAAAATGGCTTTGAACACATGTTCATACCTTACTATGAGATACCAGGAAGAGATGAGAAGTGGTTAGAAGAACAAAAAGGACTCTTAGGTGAGGTAAAATTCAATCAAGAGGTAATGTGTGAGTTCTTAGGTTCAACCAATACTTTAATTAATGCTACAACTATAGGTAGATTAAGTAGTAAACCAGTAGAGTTTACCAATAATGGATTAGATATATACGAAAACCCACAAGAAGGACATTACTACGCAATGGCATGTGATACTGCCAGAGGTATTGGTGGAGATTACTCTGCCTTTGTAGTCGTAGATATAACACAAATGCCATATAAGGTTGTGGCAAAATATAGAGATAATCAAATAGCTCCTATGTTGTTTCCAGATGTAATTGGAAAGGTAGGCAGGGACTATAATAATGCTTTTATATTAGTAGAAGTAAACGATATAGGACAACAGGTAGTAGAAATACTACATCAAGAAGTAGAATATGAGAACATATTAAGCACAGTACAAGAACAGAACAGACAATATGTAAGTCCTGGCTTTGGTAAAGCAACAAAGTTAGGTGTAACTACTTCTAAACAAGTTAAAAGACAAGGGTGTTTTACATTTAAGTCTTTACTAGAAGAACAAAAATTATTGATATTTGATGAGCATATAATACATGAGATATCAACATTTATTGAAAAAGGAAACACATATCAAGCAGATGAAGGTTATCACGATGATCTAGTTATGTGTATGGTATTATTTGGGTGGCTGTCTAGTCAAAACTTCTTTAAGGATATGACAGATGTTAATGTTAGAGAAGGACTATATGGACAACAGATGGGAGAAATTGAAACGAATCTCACACCTTTCATTAGAATAGATGGACAAGAACCCGAAGTAGAAGTTATAGGAGATGATGTCTGGTTATTAGAAGATGAGTATAATCCAGGCAACATGCAGAAAAAATTAAGAGATTTAATAAACAGATAATGTATTTACAACAATATTGTCGTATTTACAAAATTGTAAGTCTAACTTTTGTCATGTATAAATAGTAGGATGATAATAAAAACTTGTGTCATTCATAAGATAATATAAAACCGAGGAGAAAAACATGGCATTTCAGCTATCACCAGGTGTTCTTGTTAGAGAAACAGATCTTACTTCTGTTATTCCAGCAGTAGCTACTTCTATAGGAGCTTTTGTAGGTAATTTCAGATGGGGACCTGCAGGCGAGATCACAACAATTAGTACAGAAAACGAACTTGGTGCCAAGTTCGGACAGCCAAATGACGATACAGCAGTTGACTTTTTGACAGCAGCGTCATTCTTGGCTTATGGTAATAACCTTCAATTAGTCAGAGCTATTGACGATACCACAGCAACTAATGCTGTAGCATCAGGCTCAGCGACACTAATTAAAAACGATGAAGATTATGACTTGAACCATTCTACTGGTTCAGGAACTAACGGCATGTGGGCAGCTAAGTATCCAGGCTCTTTAGGAAACTCTCTTAAAGTAGCTATTGCAGATTCCAGTAATTTTGACACCAACTCTGTTGCGTCAACTACTGTTACAGCAGGTGGATCTAGCTATAGTAGTGCACCAACTGTTACATTTTCAGCTCCGGCTTCAGGTGTTACCGCTACAGGTACAGCTACCGTGGCGTCAAATGCAGTTACAGCAATTACC